TTTTGATGTAGATGGGCCATAGTATGAAGAGTTTCTATCAGCACCAGAAAAAATATCAACATCATTGGTAGCATCCATAAGGGATGTCCTATAACTTCTCCTGCTTTTTTCATGACAATAAAAAAGACCCTCTATTATGTAGAGGGTCTTTTAATGTTATCTGATTAGAGATCAGAATACGAACTTAGCACCAAGTTTAGCACCCCAGTTAACGATGTCGTCACCGTTAGATGCTTCATCAGTGATTCCAGAAAGTTCACCGTAGATTCCAAGAGAATCAGTAGCAGCTACATTAAGACCTGCTTTACCAGAGAACTGAGTTTCAGAACCATCAGTACCGTCAACTGCCTCGAAAGCAGGACCGCCTTGTACATAGAAGGCAACTTTCTCAGAAGCTTGTCCTTCATAACCGATGTGAAGATCAGTTGTTGCTTCAGAATAATCTCCATCAGGATATGAGATATTGCTCTCTACGTTCACGTAAGGACCAGCAAAAGCTGCACCAGCGAGAAGGAATGGAGATGCTGCAACAGCAGCGATTGTTGATTTGATAGACATGATTGTTTATTAGTATCTCG